CTCCTATACGATTGACAAGTTGCCACTAACAGTAAGTGTGACACCATCTGCAACCGCCAGAGGGCCTGCTGCAAGTGCATTGTCTGTTGATGCAATTGTTACGTTTGTGTTTAATGTTGGTTCATGCACTCTGAAGATATGTCCCTTACCATTAGTAGAACTTCCGCCAGTAGATTCTCCTTGAAAAAATCCACCACCCAAATCTGCTTGTGCAGAAGTGGCAATCTTTGCCAGTGTTACTGCACCATTTGTGAGTTCAGCAGTTGTAACAGAGTTGTTTGCTAAGTCCTCTGCAGCGATAACGTCAACTCCGATACTTCTTGATACTATTTTTCTAATTGCCATTTTTCTATCCTATTAAACGGTATGTTGCACTGGAATATGCATCAACTCCACCCTGATAATGAATTGAGCCGGTATTTGCCCAATACCATCCTATGGTTTGGTTAGCTGAGCAATATATAACATTATGTGCATTCATTCCTCTATCATTGTGCATATATTGTCTAGCAACCGTAGTTCCTGCCACTTTCAGCTGCAATTCTCCAGCTTGTGCGCTTTGAGTTAAGACATGACAAGATGCTTCATACCATCCATCCAAAGGACATGTAAATAATTTTGTAGATGTATTATAGTTAGAGCCGCCAGTCTGGTTAACTATAACCGTGAATTTCATTAACTCATTATTCATGCTCACATAATCACCTGTACCAGTTACCCGAACACATACTGTATTAGGAGTTTGTGTTCGTCCAGCGTTATCAATTGTTATTCCAGTTGTACCACCAGTGTGTGTTATTGTATCTACTTTTAGTGTACTTGCCATATCGTTTTCCTAATTCTTTGTATTATTTATTCGTCTTGACCAGTAGTTGGGTTATAATTTTTTGCATCTGTGAAGAAAGATGATGTTTCATTGAATCCGAAATCACCGTCATCTGTATCCCAATCACTCGGCGCAACATCAGCAGGTTTAGGTGTAGCAGAATATCTCTGTTCTCTCTTAGGTGCTGCAACTTGTAAGTCTGTGTATTGGTCGACTTGTACAGAACGAATAACACCCTGTGAAGTTACTGGGCCATACATGTAATACTTTGCAGTAAAGTTTAGTGTGTAAATGATTGCTCTACGACTTGCAAAGTCTCCTTCATAGTCATCCTCATAACTAATATCATTTAGTACGATAGGTACATCTCTAATGATATCAAGTTCGGCAGACTCCTTCAAAGTAATTGTATACTCTGGTTGGAAGTATGGAAGAATTTGTTCAACAATCTGTAGTGCATCATCTGAGTTTTTACTCATAATGAATAGTTCAAAGTCAACATTATAAGGTACAGGCATAAATCCAGACTTGATAGATTCTCCATCAGTTCCGTTTGCCGCCTTCTTAACCTTGATTGACTTGTTTAGTTTTCTATTGGGGTCATAAGATAACCCACTAATTTCAAAACCAATACGAGGTAGAGTTACCGCTACCTTTTTGTTAAGAGAAGGGTCTTCTCTTAGTCTCGCCAACCATTTTGCTTTTGGCCCATACGCAAGTGGCACTTTCATTGTCTGTGCAATGTTGCCTGTGTTATCTTTCTTTGCGAGTTGGATATTATTAAAAATAGTACCAAACCCAACAACAATGTTTCTTGTTGATTCGTTATAAAAATATTGTCCAATCATAATTATTTCATCCCAGCATCACCGAATGGATTAGATTCGGTAAAGTCTAATATATTATCGTCTTCTCTTTCAAAGAAATCGTTCATTGCGTTTTCGTCAATAGTGTCAACTTTATATGTTTCTAGTACTATATAGGACGCATCGGCACCCTGTACTGAACCCTCAACCTCTAGAGAACCACCATGTGTTTCATCTTCAGAAAGAATTTTATCTCCTAGTTCATCGTCCAGAAGAACACCAGAATTATCTTCTAGTCTGATTTCTTCATTAAATGTTCCAGTTTGTTCAAGTGAAACTTGATATTCTAGTTGATCCAAACTATTGTCTGTCTCTACAGAATCAATCTCTGCAATACCAGTATCAATATCCTCTGAACCGTATTCAAAGGTTTTACACTTTAACTTATATGTAGGTAGATTGTGAACCTGATAAAATGGATCATCATGGTCTACAAAAGTTATTTCAAATAACTTTCTACCTTTAGGCCAGTATACCAAGTCACCTTCATTTGGTCGTAGAGAAACAATGAGATTATTGTCAACTGAGACAAACTGTTCCCACCGTCTTCTTGCTACAGTGAAGGTTGCATCATCCTGTATGTCCAAACCAAATTTAGACATAAGTTCCTTTTCACCCTCATAACCGTCATTGTTATCGACATACATCTCAATGAGATATGCATCTTCAAACTTAGACAGTCCGTCTTCACCAAATAGTTCATCTTCTGATACGAGTCTACGAGGGATGTAGTATACATCCTGCCCATAGATACGCAACTGCTCTATGATTAAGTCTTCATAGAGGTGTTGTTCTGGGCGTGTTCCTGTATCAAAATAAACATTAGTCGGCATAACTTACCCTATCATATGCATTGGTGGCAACTCATAAGCAAGTTGAATTTGTTCTTCAAGTTTATTGATTTCTTCTTGTGCTTGAGTATAAATCTGTTCGCCATTTAGTGCGACACCACCTAACATCTGAATTCCTTGAAACTTAGAAAGGTTTGCACCCCACTGAAGTTTAATTAATTGTGTTGCGTACTTCTTCAAAAAGATATCATCCCATACATCAACAAATGTTGCTGGATCTAATTTACGATAACATTCAATAATGATGTAATTACCATCAGCAACATCAAGTTGCCAATCTAAGTCCAAATACAACCTGTTTTGATGTTGGTTGTGACGTATCTGTGTATCACCTGTCAAGATATGGTCTAGAAAATCTAGATGTTGCATAGTCATTTCGTAATGAATGACTGAGGTTGAACTAAAGTCGTATAAGTCATTCAGTCTTAACTGATACTTAACGTCAAACATATTCATCCCACCCTTATCAATGAAAGGGAATACTTTTACCACAGACATAACTGTGCTTGGAACAGGAATATAATTTTTCTGTTCTTTCCATACTGCTGTTGTAGATGAATCGACATCCGTTACTGAAGGTAAAGATGTATCAGAACGAGCTCTATCAATATCTGCTTGAGTAATCTGATATTTCAGATATACTCTTTCAATACCATCGTAGTGATATTGCGAGAAGTATTGTAGAGCTTCATCAATTCTGTCTTCTACTTGATCTGGGTCAACATTAATTTCAATCACTGGTTTCCCTAGTGATCTAAGACAGTATTCCTTAAATGTCGCCCTTGTATTTGGTATTGCCATATCTTTATCCTAACGCAATGCTAAGAGCGATTGCGAATCCCTCATCTGCACCCTTATTTGCTACCTCAACAACTGTTCCATCCGCCTTCTTTGTATATATTTTTTGGTCGGCAGAGTTAATAGCAATCTCCCCAGCTTCTAAATCACTAGCAGATGGAGTAGATGTTGCAGTCTCAGAGCGTTTTGGTTTAATTGCAATTGTTGCCATAATTTTCTCTTATTAATTAAAATGTGCCGCCGTCTATAGAAGTCCCAAATGCTAGAGTATCAGAAGATGCTGTATAAAGTAGAATTCCATCATCACTACCGCCACCGTCAAGTGCCGACAATGTGTTTGCAGAGTTTGCTACTAGAACAGAACCTTTTGCAACACTAGTTAGTCCAGTACCACCATGTGCAACACCAATTGCTGTACCATTCCATACACCAGTTGCGATTGTTCCCAATGTTGTAATAGATGATTGTCCAACATAACCACTTGCAATAGTGATTGCGTTTGCAGCCACAGTAATCTTGTCTGCTGTTCCCACAACATCAATTGTGTTACCAGTTTTAGTTAAACCAGCACCAGCAGAAATCTGTCCAGCACCTGAGAATTGTTCAAATGTAATTCCTGTAGTACCAAGTGAAATTGCACCGTTTGTACTTAGAACATAACCGTTGTCTGCGTTTGCAGTACCTTCTTCAGTAAATGTAAATGCACCAGCAGTCAATTCAGAAGCAGCGTCTGCATCTGGAGTTCTTGTTAGAACAAATGCAGCAGAACCAGAACCAACAGTCGTTACTTTATAGAAACCGTTCTGTGCAGCAGTTGATTGGTCTTTTACAAGAACTCTATCATTCACTACAAGAGTAACACCGTCTACTGAGATTGCACCGTTAGAGGATGCAGTCAATGTACCAGCGCCATTGTTGTATGTTGCGGCAAGATTTGCAGTTGTAGCAACTCTTACAGATGCCTTAACGTCAAGTCCGTTTGCAACACTATCAACATATGATTTATTTACAAGTGA